TCTGCACGGTTGACGGTTGGTGGCATAAAAATCAATATGTGCCGGTTGAAAACAAGGACTGGGGAACCGACCGCTACACGCCGCGCCCTTCATGCCAAACCGACCGCACCCAACTAGTAACAGCCCTAAACCAGCTAAGGGGCGAGACTGATATGGGCGTGGTGGCTGATGTTATTCTGTCAATTGGCTTCCGGTTGGAGCGGTAGGGGTGAGCCGAACCAGGCACCACAGAAGCCAGAAAACCCAGCACTGCGGCCAAGACTTGTGGAGCCGCAGACCTTGCGCTGGCATGACTTATGACGCTTACAACAAGCGGCTGACCCGCAGAAAAGAACGGGCGGCGGTGGCTGCTCTGATTCATAAAAGCATGTGTGATGCTACCGACTAGAGCGTTAGCGGTGGTACAGTGGCTCTAGCAGCCCGCTGCCGGCGATGTAGGCAGATGTGCTTTAGTCGGAACGCGCATCTCTAACCGACTTTTTGGCTACCTTCAGGTAGTCTTTTTTTTGTGTGATGGTGTATAGTAAACGTATGGCCAGACCAACAAAGTACGATCCGCAGTTTTGCGATGAAGCACACGAATTTATGTCTCAAGGCTTTAGCACAAAAGCTTTTGCCGGGCATATTGGAGTTTCACTGTCCACCGTTTACAAGTGGATGGATGAAAATGAACAGTTTTCGGAAGCCATAAAGTCCGCGCAAGCCGCTGGAGCCTACTGGTGGGAGAAAACACTAATGCAAGTGGCTGCAACTGGGCAAGGCAATGCCAGCGCGGCAATCTTTGGCGTTAAGAACCGCAGCCAGGAAGAGTGGAAAGATAAGCACGACTTAGATCACACCACAAACGGCAAAGACCTAACCCCAACTTTCGCGGGCATGTACGGCAAGCCAGACCCCGACGCATAGCATGGCGTCCCTTAACCCTAACCTGCAAGATTTCTGGTTTGACGGCAATCCCTGCCCTGAGAACTTCATCAAGGTGCGCAACCGGGTATTGTACGGCGGGCGCTCTAGCTCAAAGTCATGGGAATTTGCGGGCATGGCCCAATCAATCGGGGCGCAGTACAAAACCCGGTTTCTTTGCGTTCGTAGGTTTCAGAGCAAGATAAAAGATTCGGTCTATACGCTAATCAACGCGCAGATAAACAACTTTGGTACGCCTGGCTACACCTCACTGATAAACGAGATCCGCCACAGCAACGGAACTGACTTTGCATTCTTCGGCATTGAGCGAAACACGGACGAGATAAAATCATTTGAAGGTGCTGACATACTTTGGATCGAGGAAGCGCACAACCTCACAAAAGACCAGTGGTTAATTTTAGAACCGACCATACGAAAGCAGGGCAGCGAAGTCTGGATAAGCTTTAACCCCAAGCTGGTCACGGATTTTATCTATCAGCGTTTTATCGTTAACCCGCCACCGAATACCCGCGTGCGCTTAATAAATTACCCTCAAAACCCGTTTATCTCTGACACTATGGCCTCAGTCATTGAAGCCATGAAAGAAGAGGATTACGACGAATACGAACACACTTACCTTGGCGTACCGCTAACCGATGATGAAGCCAGCGTCATCAAGCGCTCATGGCTAGAGGCTGCTGTTGACGCCGACATAAAGCTTGGCATTGATCTATCAGGCGCAAGGTGCGTCGGTTACGATGTGGCAGACAGCGGCGACGACAAGAACGCCACAGCAGGCTTTAACGGTGCCGTGTGCGTAGACATAGACGAATGGAAAGCGCCAGAAGATGAGCTTAACCAATCCACCAAGCGGGCATGGGCCAAGGTAGCGGGCGGGCGCTTGATTTATGACTCCATTGGCGTGGGTGCGCACGTTGGCTCGACTTTAAAAGAGATGGATGTGAAGACCGGGTACTTTAAGTTCAACGCAGCTGCAGCGGTAGTGAAGGGCAAAGAAGATTACGCCAAAGGCATTAGGAACAAAGAGAAGTTTGAAAATCTCAAGGCCCAAGCATGGCAGGATGTAGCAGACCGGCTCAGGAATACGTACAACGCCGTTATGAAGGGCATGGAGTACAATCCAAGCGACCTGATAGCGATTAGAAGCGACCTGCCACACTTGCACAGGCTGTTAGCAGAGCTGTCCAGCCCACGGAAAAGCTATAGTAAACGCGGGCTTGATATGATCGAATCAAAAGACGACATGAAGAAGCGCGGGCTGTCATCTCCAAATTTGGCCGACTCGTTTATTATGGGGGCTTGCCCTCACCTTGTCGTCACCAGCACCGCTAATGTTAAAGTGGGGTTCGCATCGTGATACAATCGGCGAAAGTAAAACCTATTGACAGGGCCAGCGCATGAGCGTTACGAACCATAATCCCGAATATGATTACCACATTGAGTCGTGGGAGCTGGTGCGCGATTGCGTAAAAGGCGAGAAGGCCGTAAAAAAGCGCACGTTTCGCTACCTGCTAAAGCCCAACAAAGCAGACCGCTCGAAAGAAAATCAGCAGCGATACGATGACTACCTGCAAAGGGCGCTGTTTGTAAACTATACCAGCCGCACCAAGCGCGGATTGATCGGCGCAATATTCCGCAAGCCACCACAGATTGATCTGCCCGGCCCGCTGGCCTATATGCTGGAAGACGCAACCAGAAACGGCATGTCGCTTGCTAACCTGGCAAAGATGACCGTCGGCGATGTCATGGAGGCGGGCCGGTGTGGATTGTTAGCGGACTATCCACAGGTCGAGGAAGCCTTGACGCTTGCTGATAGCCAGAAAAACAAAGCCTACATCATTCACTACAATGCAGAGCAGATCATTAACTGGCACGTTAACCAGGCCGGTGTGGTTGATCTTGTCGTGTTGCGTGAAGATGAAGAGGTTGAATCAAGCCCGTTCAATTACGATCTTCAGCCGCGCTATCGAGTGCTGCGATTGATCGACGGCGATTACGTGCAGGAATATTATGACGAGGGCGGCGTTAGAATGTGGCAGGCCGTGCCTAGAAAAAGCGACGGCGGCACATTCAAGGAACTACCGTTTGCATGGGTAGGCGCAGAAGATAACGACGAAACCATAGACAGCGCCCCGCTTTACGATATTGCCAAGGTCAACATCGGCCACTATCGGAACAGTGCCGACTACGAAGAGTCGTGTTTCATGTTGGGGCAGCCTACGCCGATCATTAGCGGGCTTACTCAGTCGTGGGTAGAAGACAACCCCGGCCCGTATCTGATCGGTAGCCGGGCGGCATGGCTTTTGCCCGAAGGCGGCGCGGGTGCGTTGATGCAAGCAAGCCCCAACCAGATGCCGCAACAGGCCATGCTTGATAAGCAAGATCAGATGGTGGCCATTGGCGCTCGAATAATTCAAGAAGGCGGCGGCAACGAGACCGCAGAGGCGGCACGCATAAGGCACAGCGGCGAAAACTCTATGCTGACGACTCTGGCAGGCAATACAAGCGCAGCCTACTTGAAGGTCATTGGCTGGTGCTCTGAGTTTATGGGCGCGGCTCAAGATATTGAGTTTGAATTGAATACTGAGTTCTTTGAGGGTCAGATTGACGCACAAATGATTATGGCTCAAATGCAGCTTGTTGCCCGTGGCGACATGGCACAAAAAGACTTGAGGGCTAACATGAGGCGCTTTGGCGTGATTGATAATGACCGGACAGACGACGAGCTAGACTTGGAGGCGGCGGATAGGGTCGTTAGTGATACCTTGGATGTGTGATACAATCTTATAACCAGACTACGCAGGCGCGTTAGTCGAGCATGTAACAGGTGTTTACAATGCAAATTGAACATGAAGGCAAAACGATTACCGTCTATACCGAATCCGAAGTAGAGGCGCGTATTGCCGACGAAGTGAAGGGATTGAAGACGACAAACCAAAACTTGAAGTCTGAGAAAGAAGAGCTACAGGAAAAGCAGCGTGAGGCCACCGAGAAGGCCCGCCAGGCCGAAGAGGCACAAGCCAAGGCCGACGGCGATGTTGAAAAGCTAACCCGGCTGATTGACGAGCGAGCAGCGGAACAGACCGAGCGTTATAATAAGCTCATGGGCCAGACCAAAAAAGAGAAGATCAATAACGCACTGAACAGCGTTGTTACAAATCTAGGCGCTGGCGGTGAGTACAACGAAGACTTGCGCGACTTGTTGAAGGTGCGCTTTGAATTTGATTACGATAACGAATCAGGAAAGGTTAAAGTCACAGGTGATGGCGTTAACTCTCTTGATGAGCTGGAAGCCAAGGTTAAAGAAGGCGCACGATACGCCAACTACCTGGCAGGCTCGAAAGCTTCTGGCGGAGGTGCTGCCGGTGGCAAAGGGTCGGGTGATCCTTCAGGCAAGAAGTTTAATGAATACTCTGGCGCAGAGCTGAAGGCCATTAAAGAAGCCGATGCTTCCGAATATGACCGACTGCGCACCCAACACTACGGCACATAAAGGTAACACCCGATGCCTACTACCAAACTCTCAGACATCATTGATGTCACAATCTTTCGAGACCTTCCGCAGATCGAAGGCCCCGAGAAAACCCGGTTCTTTGAGTCCGGCATTATCACCCGTAACGGCTTGCTGGACGAGCTGGCAAACGCGCCAGGTAAGAGCATTGAGCTTCCTTATTGGAATGACCTCGACGGCTCAGCCGAGGTTAACTACAGCTCAGATGATCCGGCCAGCTCTGCGACACCGCAGAAAGTGACCCAAGGTGAGCAGACAGCACGCAAGGCGTTTGTAAACCAAGGCTGGCAGGCTGCCGACTTGGCTTCAGAGCTGGCAATGGGTGGCACTGCAATGGAAGCCGTCCGTGCTCGCACAGATCGCTACTTTGCACGCCAATGGCAGCGTCGTTTAATTGCAGCCACCAACGGCGTATTGGCCGATAACGTAGCGAACGACTCTAGCGACATGGTTATTGATGTAGCTGCTGAGGCTACAGGTGATCAGGACGCTGCAACCCGGTTTAACCGTGACGCCTTCACCGAGGCACTGTACACGGCAGGCGACTCGGCTGAAATGTTCACCACGATTGCGGTTCACTCTGCTGTCATGGCTCAGATGGTCAAGAATGACGACATCGACTTTATCCCTGATAGCTTGGGAATGGCGACAATCCCGACTTACATGGGTAAGCGAGTCATTGTTGATGACGGGCTGACTGTAACGGCTGGCAGCACCAACGGATTCAAGTACACTTCCGTTCTCTTTGGCCCTGGCGCATTCGGCTATGGCGTAGGTTCGCCAATCACTCCGGTTGCGATTGACCGCAACGAAGAGCAAGGCGACGGCGGCGGCATTGAGACCTTGTGGGTTCGTAACACTTGGTTGCTGCACCCGTTCGGCTTTGAGCAGACCGGCACTCCGTCTGGAATCAGCTTCACCCAAGCAGAGCTTGCAACGGCTGCGGTGTGGAGTCGTGTTCTGGCTCGGAAGCTGGTACCGCTATCCTATCTCGTAACCAACTAGAGTCTAGGTAGAACAGAAAAAGGCCAGCTTAACCGCTGGTCTTTTTTTGTGATATTATTAGGTAAAGAGGATCACGACTATGGCGATTAACAAAGACGGCTTAGAATCTGGACAACCCGTAGACTTTGAAACAATGCAGAAAATTAAGCGCAACCAGCGTGAGGGTTTAAAGAATGCAAAACCAGAACCAAAGCGCAGAAGTACAAAGGCCGGAAAGCGAGAAGCTGGCGGACAAGAACAGCCGACTGTTTCTGACCTACCTGGTGCAGAAGAACCGAAAGAAGCGCAATAAACGGAGCGGCTGAAATGGCTATAATTATAGTTGAAGACGGCAGCGGCGTGGCTGGAGCCAACAGCTATATTAGCGAGGCTGATCTGCTATCGTATGCAACTGACCGAGGAACAACTCTAAGCACCGCTACAGACGTTCTGATCTTGAGGTCTATGGACTACATCGAGATGCAGAGATTTATCGGCGTAAAGGCAAAAGATGACCAGTCGCTAGAGTGGCCGCGCGCTGATCTTTACAAGTACAAATCAAACGAAATCCCGGCAGAGCTTATCAAGGCTCAGTTTGCCTTATGCGTGCAGATTGATATTGGCAATGACCCGCTCAGCCCAGGTGATCGACAAACCAAGCGTGAAAAGGTTGACGTGATAGAGGTGGAGTATATGGACGGCGCTCGCAGCCGTGTCAGTATCCCAAGTGTTGATCGGTGGCTCTCAATGCTAACGCTGGGCAATGTGGGCGGCAGCCTTGGGGTTGTTCGGGTTGGTCGCGCATGACCTTCTACACCCGCCTACAATCAACAGCCACAAAGCTGTTAGACAAGTACGCCCAAGGGACCATAAGCCACATACGTGACGGCGAACCCACAGGCCCATCATACGACCCGACGCCGGGTGTGCCGGTATCGACGCCGGTTGACGCCTCAGTTAAGGGCGCTTCCTCGAAGTATATTCAGGATGGATTCATTTCTGCGCAAGACTTGCAGATGACGTGTTCAGTGTTCGGCTTCGATCCTGTGCAGTCAGACCGCTTCGACATCGACGGGCGTGAGCTGCAAGTGATTATGGTGGAGCCTATACCGGCAGCGGGAACTACTGTGGCATGGCGGGTTTTTCTGAAGTCTTAAACCTTTTTACAGCCCTGCTGACGAGCGGGGCTTTTTTGTGGGTGACTATTAATTGCGACAACATACGACAACAATAATAAAAAATGCCGCGAACTGTTGACAGCAGGCGGCAATATAGATAATCTGGGTTTGCGTTGTGAGAGGCGCATGAAATTAAACCAGACCAAGGAAAGCATTATGACATTTACAGCAGACAAAGTATTGGTTACTCCGCAAATGGCCGCAGAGTGGCTGGCAAAAAGCAAGGGTAACAGAAAGATGAGGTCATCAAACCTTGAGGCAATCAAGGCTGATATCTTGGCTGGGGAGTGGCGGTATAACGGTGATAGGATAAGGTTTCTTGCAGACGGAACTTTGTACGATGGCCACAACAGGCTTACTGCTTGCGTTGAAGCCGGGAAGTCAATACTTACTGATATTTTTGTCATGGACGAAATAGCAAAAAAGACCGTAGACAAAGGTGTAAAAAGAACAAGCGGTGATTATTTAGCTATGGAGAGAAACGTAAACCCGCAGGAGTCCGCGTCTATTGCAGCTTCACTCAGGATTATGATAGCGCATGACAAGACGCAGTTAAACGACTGGGCGAGAGCGTCCACTTCTGCAAGTTATGCCAAGCACTACACTGAGTCAGCAATATTTGACTATTATGACAAAAACAAAGATGAAATAACAAAGGCATCCTCTTGGGCACAGGAAAACGTAAAGAGAATAAACACGGTAATATCTAAATCCCAGGTGACAGCAATAATAGCTATGGCTTGTAGAGATTATACAGAGCAAAGCGTACATGAATTTATGAAAACCGTGATAACAGGTTATGGAATTGTCGCAGGAAGTACTCAGGATCATTTAAGGAATATGCTGGTTTCCGCAAAGATGGGACAAAGGAAGCTATCCGTAAGCCAAAAGACGTACACTTTAATAAAGGCAATGAAAAGCGTTATGGCAGGTCGAACAATAAAAGTGGCACACAATGTTGCTTTTAGAGCGACGGCAGACCTTCCTCCAAGGTTCACAGTAAAATGATTAAACACACTAGAAAACAAATGCGCGTAACCCTGCCAGCCACAGCCGTGGAGGCGTTCAACAAAGCAAAGAAGCGTGCAGAAGACGCTGCGGGCATTACGCTAACAGATACCCAGTTTGCAAGCCGACTGATTGAAAAGGTAATAACAAAATGAAAGCACTAACAGCCCTAACCCTAGCCATCCTCATGGCCCTGTCCACCACAGCCACAGCAGACCGGTGTAAAGGAGTCGCAGACTTGGCAGAGGCAATGATGAACGCCAGACAAGTAGGCGTACCGATGCAGGCAGTTATGGCGGGCGCGACCACCCCAATCCATGAGATTATGGTGATCGAGGCTTACGAAGCGCCACGGTATACCACCAAAGAGTTCCAGAAGCGCGAGACTCAGAACTTTAGCGACAAGTGGTATATGAGCTGCTATAAAGTGGCAGCGCAAATGAAAGAGTCTTGAGTTTTCGATTAAGCCCAGGCAGAGGTGGCGCTAATAACTAAAAAGCCACCTACTGCCCTTAAATTTACTTACTAAGAAAAGGGAACTTTATGAGCGATTGCATAATGTCAAAAAACCAGCCCCAAAAAGACGGATACTGCTATGAG